GCCGGCTCCGTGGCTCGTAGGCCAATTGTTAAAGCCTGTTAACGTGCCGGCTCAGAGCCATTCAATTCATTTGTTAAAACGTGTTGGTGCGAGTTAGGCCCCTGGCGCGGTGCCGGCGTGCCCCCTATATATAGTATATAGAGCCATGTCCATAGGCAGAAAAATTTTTTGGCTTCAAATCATTCTCGCAAATTGCCACCAAATCAAAATTCGCAAAGGCCATCATTCAGGCATTCTCGCAAAAAGGCTGTAAACAAGAGAAACAAGAGAAACAATCAATTGTTTCTTGATAAGTGATTGATTTTCAATAGATTATATATAAATAAACAATATAAACAAAGAAATTACTAAAAAATAGAATGAGTTGTAATATAGAATTTATACTTATTATACTTATAAACCAAAATATAATTATTACATATTAAATACACCGTATAATTTTTACGAACATGCCTTGTTTCGTTTATTTCGAAATGCGAGAATGCTTAACTAATTGATTTTTAATACTTTGCTGAGAAACAAAAAGTTTTATATTGTTTCTTGAAAATTTTTTTCCTATGAATTTTCTGTGCGAGAATTTTTATATATATATCTATTTATGTATTTTCGTGTTGTAAATATAAATCGCAATAAAATTTCTAATATGGTAAACATTGATGGCATACAGGTAGATATTACTACAAGCATAGATAGCCTATTAAATGAATGGACAGTCTTTACTGTAGAATTTGAATTTGATAGTAGGCTCATAGTCTGTCATACTTTCAATCAATCAGTGTATAGAGGAGTAAAAAGTCTAATCAGACAAATTCTAAGCATAAACGCAAAGAGTATAGAGCTAAGACAAGCTTTATTAAACAGCAAATACATAACTGTTAATATAGAAAAGTATAATCTTACAGATGAGTCGGAAGTACTTGCTTACAAGTATGAACTGATAAAGGCGAATAGAACATATCTGCCTTATGGCTATAATACTCTTATAAAAGCTGGTAATGCTCTTGAACAGAATTATGCTAATATATTATTACAAGAGCTTATAAGCGAAATAGACAAAAATGCTACATACCCATCAAACAGTATTTATAACACTCATAAAAGAGGGCGACTTCCAAAGTCTGTATGCTGTTATGATAGAAATACAGGTTTATTTATAAGCGAATACGCTTCTATAAAAGATGCTGCTGAAGAAACAGGTATTTGTGCAAGTAATATATCCATGTGCTGTAACGGCCATATAAAATCAGCAGGAAGATATATATGGTCTTATATTTATCAGCCAATAGTCGATATTTCTAAATCTAAAGATAGGCGCTTTAGAGAAGCTCAATTGCCATCAGAACCCGAACTGATAGAAAGACAAAAGGAATTTATTGCAAAAAATCAACATTGATATGAAAACAGATAAAATAGCACAGAAATTAGCAGATATATTGCCAAACAGGCCAATAGTTCCTGGGATGTCTAATCCAGATACATCTAAGCTTGTAGAACAAGAGGCCACGCGCATCAAATCAAAGCAAGATGCAAAGGAATTGGCTCGTATTAAATATCTTGAAAAGCAGAAGCTTAAAAATCTTCAAGTTAAACAAGAAAAGCGTCAATCATTAGCAGAAGAGCTTGGTGTGGAAGAAATACCAGATGGCCAGACTGAGCTTCAAGCCAAACGTATTGTAGAGCAGCAAAAACGAGTTGAGGCTATTGAGGCACTTGAGGCTCAGACTGTAGAGCCGCTTAAAGCAACTGAGTTAGCAGAACGCCATGACTCGGGCAAAGGCTCATATTCATCAGTTATACGCTCAGCACTTCAGTTACAAGGAGCATCAAGGCCTGAAATAACAAAGCTTCTTACTAGCCTTAATATCAATTTAAGTGTTCAGCTTACAAAACAAGACACGGCTAATTTATTGGCTTGTTTATTAACGTGTAATGAAGCGCAGTTGGCAGCTCTATATAGTAATAAAAAGATACCAATCGTTATCAAAACAGTTATAAAGCGCTTGCAAGAAGATGCAAAACTTGGCAATATAGAAACAGTTGAGAAGCTTTGGGACCGTGTGTTTGGAAAAGGTCAAATGCAACTTAATCTACCTGAGCAGCAACAACTCCAAACAGGTATTATCCCCAATGTGCCTGTGAGTCGTGAAGCGTACCTGATTATACGTGAAAACTTAATAAAGTAAAATATGGAAGATAATTATATAATAATGAGAAGAAAAGAGCAAATGCTCTCGCACAGCTATCTTACTGAAGTTTTAGATTATAATGCTGAAACTGGCAAGTTTGTATGGAAAAAACCTGCATCACATCAAATGCATCCAGGAGATGAGGCTGGAACTCAAAATGCATCTGGTTATGTGTTTATATGTGTGGGTGGAGTTAGATATAAGGCGCACAGACTAGCCTGGTTTTATCATTATGGAGAATGGCCTTCAGATGAAACACCTCAAATTGGCCATATAAATGGTAATAGAGCGGACAACAGAATAGCTAATCTAAGACTTGTTACGAAAGTTAAGAATAGCAGGAATTTGAAAATCAGAATTTCTAATACTTCTGGCTATCCAGGTGTATTTTTAATAAAAGCTACTGGAAAATGGAGAGCATATATAGGAAATGGATGTGGAAAGTATATATCACTTGGATGCTATAATACTCGTGAAGAAGCTATTGCTGCTAGAAAACAGGCAGAAAAGAAATTAGAATATATTACAAGAAAGGAGGCATAAGCATGAAGTCATTAAAAGAAATGCAAGAAACAGCTTTAGATACTTCAAGACCAGGAACTGTAAATCCTAAAGAGCTTCTTCAGCTTGAATTACTGTCTTCTTTTGAGAAATACACAAAATGCATGTTTAAGTGTCAATACCATAGAAGTTTTATAGTCGCGGAGCATCATAAGAAAATGTTTGAAGTATTACAGGACGTTGTAGATGGTAAGTGTAAGCGACTTATTATCAACATAGCTCCCAGATACGGGAAATGCGTTAGTAAAGATACCCTTATTACGCTTGCTACAGGTGAGCGAAAAAAAATAGCTGATATACTGCCAGGAGATAAAGTGCTATCATTCAAAGATGGTAGAGCAGTTGTTAATAGCGTTATTGCTACTGAGCCGGCATATAAAGACTGCTATGAAATTACTATGAGGTCAGGTCGGTCAGTTGTATGCAGTATTGACCATCCTTGGAGAACACCGTTCGGGTATGTAAAATCTAATAGGCTTAAAATTGGAGATAGGATATTTGCACTAAAAAAAGAGTTAGACGGCATCGAAACATTATCAGACGCGGAGATTATACTAATATCAATGATGCTGTTTGACGGATGTTGTACAAAATCTGGTAACTTAGGATTTACTAACATAGATAAATTAGCGGTAAATGCTGTTATAAAGGCTGTTAATGAACTCGGAGGTGAGGTCAAGCATTATTCTTGTACCGCAGATTGTCAATGTATCATATTAGGCGGAACTAATGGCGTAATAAATAACATTTTAATAAAGCATAAATTAGTTGGAAATAACTCTTATACTAAAAGAATCCCATTAGGAATATTTAGTACTTCTATGCGACAAAAATATGTGTTTTTAGGAATGATGATAGCGACAGATGGTACTATAAAAAAGAATGGTCAGTTGTCTATAGGCCTAGCAAACAAAGGACTTGCTGAGGATATTCAATATCTGTTATCTACTATGAAAATCCCATCAACTTTAGGATTTTATGAAAATGAAAAAGCTGGTATATGGAATGTTGCAATATCAAGAAGATATTCTCAAAAATTATATCCGCATTTGAATTTTTATGGAAAAGCAGATAAAGCAAAAGAATACATTTTACAGCCTTCTAAAATAGAACGTACATGCACATACCCGTATTCTATAATAAAGAATGAAGGCCTTTACAAAATGATACACTTTGATTTAGGGTATAAATCAGTTGGGCCAAATAGGAATATGTCAGAAGATACATTTAGAGAATTAGTGGAAATTTTTCCTGATAATCTTACGAGATATTGGGCTGAAGATTTCTATCCTGATGAAATTGTTAGTATAGAAGAAGTAGGAAAGCATGAATTAGTTCATATTGAAGTATCTGGCGATAAAAATTTTATAGCCAATGGGCTCGTATCACACAATACAGAATTAGTTATTAAGTCGTTTATATCATGGTGCTTTGCCTTAAACCCGCGATGCAGATTTCTGCATCTATCTTATTCAGATATACTTGTGAATGATAATTCTGAAACAATTAGAAATATCATGCAAGAAGAGCTTTATAAAACTCTTTTTCCTAACTCGGCTCTTGCATCTGAAAAAGGGTCAGCCAAGAGATGGAAAACTAAAGCTGGAGGAGAACTTTATGCAGTGTCGACTCAAGGCCAAGTAACTGGATTTGGTGCAGGAGCAGTAGACGAAGTACCAGATATTGATAAAATGGACGGAGGCAATGATATATTCACATTTGATGACCATACGAATGAGATGCTTGATATGATAGGAGCTACGACAAACATTTTCCAAGGCGCGATTGTAATCGATGACCCAATTAAGCCAGAAGATGCTGAGTCAGATATTGTCCGCGAGCGTATTAACATGCGATTTGAGAACACAATTCGTAACCGTACTAACTCGCGTAACACTCCAATCATTATAATAATGCAAAGGCTACATGAACATGACCTTTGTGGCTATTTGCAAGAGATAGAGCCAGACGAATGGACTGTTTTATCACTTCCAGTTATACAAGTAGACCCAGAAACTGGAGAAGAACATGCACTTTGGCCAATGAAGCATACACTCGAAGAGCTTTATAAGATGCGTGAGATAAATCCGCTTGTATTCGATACACAGTACATGCAGGACCCAACACCAAAAGAAGGTCTTATGTATGAAGGATTTAGAACTTATAAGATAGAAGAGCTTCCAACAGGCACAAAAGCACTTCAAAAGTGGAATTATACTGATACAGCTGATACTGGAGCTGATGATTTGTGCTCAATTTGCTTTATAAATACGCCTGAATACTGCTATATAACTGATATTTTGTTTACAGACGCACCTATGGAGGTCACAGAGCCAAAACAAGCCGAAATGTTGACCAAAAATGGCACCGTTGAAGCCTTAATCGAGTCAAATAACGGAGGCCGTGGCTATTCGCGCAATGTAAAGCGCATATTAAGAGTTGATTTGCGTAATTTCAGATGCGCTATTAAAACATTTACACAGACAGAGAATAAAAAGGCACGTATTTATACAGCCTCTGCTAATGTTCAAAGCGATATTCTGTTTCCAGAGGGCTGGGAAAGGAAATGGCCTAAGTTTTATAAGGCTCTTATGTCGTATCGTAAAGATAATAAGAAGAGAAACCAGCACGACGATGCTCCAGATTGCTTAACAGGAGTATATGAAATGCATGCAAGAAAAGGTGGACGTAAAAAAATACACTTAAGAAACAACTAAAAATTCATATTCTCGCATTATTCTCGTAATTTCTAGGCTTCTAATTATATATGAATGATTAAATCATAAGCCTTGAATGAACATAGTGCGAGAATATGAGATAAAAAATACCTCTATAAAAAATGTTAAAAGCGGTACAACTTATAAAGAAATTTAGTATATTTGCACTGTGGAGAAGTCAATTCGAAGCAAAAATACAGGTAATTCGATGCAAGTTAAGGGTAGCTGCTCGGTAGTATTAACATTAAAAACATAAATAATATGGGATTAAACTGTGGATGCCCTGCCGGTGCTCATATCGCCGACCTTGAGATTCCTGAATGCAAGGAGAGTATGGGGCAAGTTCAAAAAGTTGCATTCCAGCGCATCTATAAGACAGCTGGAACGAAGAACTCTGTCACTGAACCGACTAAGAAAGCATCGTTTTCTACCTTGTTTTCTGCGGCTGATGGTTCTAAGATGACAGTTTCTCCGTATATTCAAGGACCTACTTCTGAGCCTGGTGCAGCTCGTACTTTTGGTGGAGGTAACCAGACCCTTGGAGGTATTGAAATTACAATTGGCCGTGAGCCGACAACTTTCTCTGCTATGATTTATCAGGAAAGTCAGAAAACAATCGCACAGTTGAAACAGTACATGTGCGAAGAGATTGGCGTTTGGCTGATTGATGAAAATGGCAATATCGGCTGTTTAGTAGATGATATGGATAAACCTACTAAGTACATGCCTATTCCTATTGGTAAGTTCTTTGTTGGCGACAAGAAGCTTGGCGGTTTTGAAGAACCGGACAGCAATACCATTGAATGGTCATTCTATCCTAACTGGAGTGATAACTTCTACATCATCAAGCGTGAAACATTGGACTTCAATCCTCTTACAGATTTGGTTAATGCCGCTTCCGCTGGAGCTTAAAACTTTCAGTTATGAGAAAGAAAAAAGAACAAACAGTAACATTGGTTGTGCCTAAATACAATATGAGACAGGAGTTTGGCATTCAGCATGCTGAACGCCTGCTTGATATGGGCACAGCCATAAATGGTGGATGGGAATTACCTAAAGATAGCAATTATACTTACGACGAAGAAAATGGCCTTAGAGTTAAATCAGATAAAGCAAATTCTGCAAAAGCCGACTAAACGTCAGACTATTCAGAAAGCTGTAAACATGCAGCGTCGTCTTAGATTTCATACTGAGACGAATGTTGCTGTATCTGATATTAACCAACCTACGACTATATTCCTTGATTGGGTAAGACAGTTGCTTCCGAAGGATAAATTCAACATATTCCTTCATCTGTTCAAATTTCCGTTGCCTACACCTGCTGTAGTTGAGGACGTCTATAGAGAACTCGAAAGGGTTTTCTATAGCCGTAACTCATCAAGCTCATACCAGTTTACAGACTCAGAGCTTGCAGAGGATTGGTCTCAGTATAAAAAGAATAACCTCAATGAGCCAGAGGTGTGGAAGACAACTGGATGGAAGAGAATGCAAGTATCGCCAAATAGTATTTTGGTAGTAGACCTTCCTCAAGTACAAACATCTTTACGCCCAGAGCCATATTTTTATTGGCTTGAGATTGATGCTGTAATTGATTACCAGACTTTTAGGCTTGATGAAAATCAGTTTGAGTGGCTTATTTTCAAACAGCCGGAACATCGAATAGCTGTATTTGATGATACTTCTATAAGAGTATATCAGCTGAATGAGAAAAATGAAATTCAGTCACTTATTTCAGAAGCAAAGCACGATTTAGGATATTGTCCAGCTCGGTTCTTTTGGTCAACACAACTCAATGAGAAAAATAAAGACCTTAAGAAAAATCCAATTACAAAAGAGCTGTCAAATCTTGATTGGTATTTGTTCTTCTCTATTTCGAAGCAGCATTTAGACTTGTATGCGCCTTATCCTATATATAGTGCGTATGAAGCCGATTGTAATTTTGAGAATAATGAGACTGGTGATTACTGCGATGGAGGTTTTCTACGCAATGCAAAAGGTGAGTATAAAATTCTCAATGATGGAACAGTTGAAAAGTGTCCTTGCTGTAGCGAAAAGCGTATAGCTGGTCCTGGTTCATTCTTAGAAGTTCCTATACCAAATCAATCTGAAGGTGTCGCAGATATGCGTAATCCTGTTCAGATAACTACTATCGATAAAGACTCACTTGACTATAATGTCAATGAGTGCGCAAGGCTTAAAAATGAAATTGTAATTTCTGTTGTTGGTTCAGGTGGTACTGTAAGTGAAAAAGAAGCTATCAATGAAACTCAGGTAACTGCTAACTTTGAAAGCAAAACCTCAGTTCTCAATGCCTTAAAGACCAATTTTGAATTGGCACAGAAATTTGTCGAAGATACTGTTTGCAAACTCAGGTATGGAGGTGCTTTCATATCATCTTCTGTAAACTGGGGTACAGAGTTTTACGTTTTCACAGTAACAGAGCTATATTCTAAGTACAAACAAGCAAAGGAGAATGGTGCATCTAACTCAGAACTAGATGCTATATCGCAACAAATTCTTGAAGTTGAGTATCGTAACAATCCTTTGGTACTTCAGAGAATGCTTATCTTAAAGCAATTGGAGCCATATCCACATAAAACGCTGGATGAAGTGTTAAAATTGTATGAAAAAGAGTTATTAAATGAAAATTTGGTAAAGCTTAAAATAAATTTTAGTACTTTAGTTGAAAAATTTGAACGTGAGAACATTAACATAATTGAGTTTGCTTCAAATAAGCCAATGAGAGAAAAAATAGATATTATAAACAAAAAACTTTTGGAATATGTTACAGAAATTGGAACTTCAGCAACTACGGGCACTCAGTCTTGATGATGTTAAGTCTTATAAGAAAAAGGCCGTAGAGCGTAAAGCAGAACTAGAAGCTGCTAAGGCTAAAGGCGGAAAAGCTTGGACAAGCGACTTACAGGAAGAGCTTGACGAGGTAGTTCTTTTCCTAGTAGATGTTGATGATGTTATCGAAGAAAAATTATCGGCATCAAAAACACAGGCTAAGAGTGGTTATACTCCTAAGCCGGGTACTGAGAAGATGGTGCACTTGTCAATTGTGCATGGTCGTAGGTTTAATCCAATGACTGGCAAAGAAGAGTCACCAGCATATACTCAAATGTTCACATTCGCAGAGTGGCAGCTTTTCAAGAAAACGTATAAAGGCCTTGGTTATACTATTATGGCGGCCTTGCATGACCCATACGGAGATGCTGCAGAGTTAGTACAAAAGTAATTAACAATAAAAACAAAGCTATATGTTAACAATTGAGATGCTACGACAAAGTTCAGCCTTAACAGGTCTTACAGATGACCAGCTGAATGCAATTGCTGAGATGTCAAGAAATGATGAGAATACCGTTATAGGTACTAAAATCGGCGCATTGCACGGTCAGTATGACACTGATATTCTTGGCATTACAGGCATTAAAAAGAAAGATGGTGAAAAAAGTTACGACTATGCTAAGCGCGTACTCGGTGAGTACAAAACTAAAGCAGAGTCTGTGAAAACAATTCAAACTCAGCTTACTGCTGCTCAGGCACAGGTTGCAGAGCTCCAGTCTAAACTTGAAAAAGGAGCTGGCGATGAAACTTTGAAACAACAGCTGAAAGATGCTAAAGCCCAAGTAACTCAGCTTCAAACTCAACTTCAGACAAAGGAAACTGAGTTCAATACCAAAAAGGCAGAGTTTGATAAAACTATTAAGGACACGCATGTAGATTATGCTTTTCAAGCTGCTACAGCAGGTCTTAAGTTTAAGAGTGGTATTACTGAGCCTATTCAGAAGACACTGCTCAACGCTGCAAAAGCAGAAGTCCTTGCAAAAGGTACTCCTGATTTCATAGAGGACGGCCAAGGAGGAAAGAAACTTGTTATTCGTGGTGCGGATGGTAATATCCTCAACAATCCGAAGAACAATCTTAATCCTTATACAATGCAGGAGCTTGTAATGGAAACATCGCTTAAAGATGTAATCGATACAGGTCGTCAGCAGACAGGCGGTGGAACAGGAGGCTTTGGGTCTGGTTCAGGCGGAACAGGTGGAACACTTGATTTGTCTGGCATCAAGAGCCAAGTTGAGGCCGATAAAGCCATTGAGGCGCATCTGCTTGCAAATGGTTTGACCCGTGACTCACAGGAATTTGCAGACCAGTCAATGCAACTGAGAACTGAAAACAATGTGGCAAGTTTGCCTATTAGATAAAATGGCACATCCTAAGAGATAAACGAAAAAAATGCTATGAGGCGTAAAAGGGTAATGCACCATAATAGCATAATTATTAACAATTAAAAACTTAAAAGTTATGAGTCTAGTTTTAACACGTATCCAGAACATTCGTGCGAACTCTAACCTTGATAAGTTTGAGTATCGCCCCAGTAGGTACGGTGCGCTGAATGCTTTTATGGTGCAGTCTGAAGACCCTACTGGCATCCTCACTGAGGAACTGAAGCAAAAAGCAAGGACCTCCATCGGTAATACGCTGGAAACTCCGGTAATTAACTACGATGCTGATATTACTATCGGTAGTACTCGCACCTTGACAATCGCCGACAGTGAAAACACTTCTAAGATGGTTCAAATCACGTTTGCCACTTACGCATGGGGATTTACTATTGCTCCGGCAATGTACATGAACAACGAAATTGGCATTCAGAAGGACTTTGAAACCAAGATGATGAAGTACATCTATGCTTTTGCGAAAAAGCTTGATGAAGCTGCTCTTGCTGCTCTCGCAGCCAAAAAAACACAGGTTTTGAAAAATCCGCTGCTGTATGACTGGTCTGCTAATGCCATCAATGCAAAGTGGACTGAACGCGAAAACGTATTTGGTGACCTTGAAGTTATGATGGGAGCAAATGACTTCTATGGCCAGTTGCATCTTGTAGGTGACCCTGGTGTTGAGTCTATTATGCGTAAACTGCAGCAGCACGGCCTTTACAATGACGTAAATAAGCAGAATGAATTTGGTACTAAGATTGTTCACTTGACAAACAACATCGCAGCTGCCGGAGGTAAGTATGCTCAGGGTTATGCTGTAAATGCCGGCTCTCTTGGAATGTTGACCCGCTTCGAGCGTGACTGCTTGCTTGGAACTGTTTCCGGTGACGGCCATGAGTGGGGTATTGCTACTTTGCCTTTGCTGAACATGCCTGTTGGTACATATTTCTACGATTCTGTAGGTGATTACAATACTATTGCAGGAGCCGCTACTGCTGATATGACTCGTACGCGCAAAGAGCACTATGGTTTTGCTGTTGACGTGGCCTTCTTGACTGCACATAACAGTGCACCTAGCACTTTGGCAAGTCCTATTCTGGCATTCAACGTATCAAGCAAGGATGCTGCTTATGCTAAGCCAGTTGTAGTAGTTAACTCTAAAGACAATCCGGTTAACACTAAGGAGGCCTCTGCAGGAGTTGGAGGATGATAAACCGATAGCAAATCTTTGAATTGTTATTAGCTTTGGTAGGAGGCACACTGAGCCACTAGGCGATAGTGGCCTCCTATTTTTCATTAAAAATTAAGAATTATGGTTAGAGCCAACGATATACAAGAAAAACTGTTACACCTTATTGGATGGGAGCAGAATTATGATACATCAGACTTAAAAATATCTGATGCTTTAACCGTGAGTGAAAGTGGCCTATATTTTCAACAAATTCATCCTTTGCTGACTTTGCAGAATATGTCATGTATTGCTCCGGATTTTAAGAATATCACTTTTCCAGAATACAGTTCTGAAAAGGAATATAGCAAAGGCAATGTAGTTGATTATCAAGGAACACAATATAAAGCGCTTCAAAAAGCACAAGGAAAACAGCCCGATATTGAGTCTGAGTATTGGGTTGAAACCAATTTATTTTCTGAATGGCTCGAGAGCAAAACAAAAGCAAGCATTCAAAAGGCTATTGCTAGATACTGCAATGAAAAAACGGTAGAAGGGACAAATAAGCCATTATGCGAAAGTCGTACTTTGTTTGATGGAACAGGTAGATTAGTAGATACTGTAAAGAATAAGAAAAACCTAGTTGGCTTTGAAATTGTACCAGTAAGAGCAAAAGGTGTAACCGCAAAGATAAATAAAATATGCCTTCAGTTTACTAAAGCTGGAGAATATACTTTGTATCTTATGCATTCAAGTATGGATGCTCCAGTAAAGATTATAAAGCTTAATAAGATACGAGATAATAGTGCTGAATGGTTTACAGTCGATGACCTCTATTTGCCATATCAAAGTGAAGATAATGATGCAGGAGGAAGTTGGTATTTGTGCTATTTTCAGTCTGAACTTCCAGAGGGAAGTCAAGCTATTAGAAAAAATAAAGACTGGTCAAAAGAGCCTTGTGGTTCATGCTCACGTAGAGAATTACTTGCTTGGATGGCATGGTCTAAGTATCTTGAAATTCATCCATTTTTTGTAAATGAAGAACTTGTAGATGCAGTTAATTTCAATGATGACTTTAACGAAGATTTTGCAAAGTGCCCACTTCACCTATGGGATGTTGAAAATAATCAATATACTTATGATAACAACTACGGATTAAATTTAGAAGTTACTGTAAGCTGTGATATTACAGATTTTATAATTGAACAGAGAATGATGTTCCAAGATGTCATAGCTAAGCAGGTAGCTGTAGATATGTTACGCGAATTTGCGTACAACTCTAACGTAAGAACAAATAGGTATTCAATCAATGCTTCTCGACTTGATATATTATATGAGGTAGATGGCGACTCTTCTTCTATGAAAAAATCAGGTTTAAGTTATCAGTTAGATATGGCTTTCAAGGCCATTAAGCTAAGTACTTCTGGAATTGATAGAGTATGTTTGCCGTGTCGAAACAATGGCATTAAATATAGAACTGTATAAGTATGACTGTAAAACGATATAATGCGACACTTCGCAATCTGGAATATAGGCTGCGAAGTTTTAAGGATAGCTTGCCTATGCTATTAGAAGATATTGTGCGTGACAAAGAAGATGTAATAGTATCAGCTATAGCAGATGACCAGTTATATCGTCGTGGTATCAACGGTAGAGGTGAAAAGATAATGGATTATATGCCATACAAGCCTAAAACCATACAAATAAAAAAGAAAAAAGGTCAGCCTACTACAAGGGTCACATTACGAGATACAGGTGCTTTTCATGAGTCTATGTTTGTAGTATTTGACTCAGAAGGTTTTTATGTGACTGCGAGTGATGAAAAAACACCTGAACTTATTGAGAAATATGGTGAAGAGATTTTTCGCTTAACGGATAAAAACTTTACCAGAATAGTTCGTTCTCATATAAGAAAAGAATTAGTTAAACGATTAAAACAGGCAATAAGGAAATGAAGGAAAACTCAGTACAAATAAGATTTAAGGAAGACCCTGTATTGCTTGATAAGATATTACAGGATATGCAAAAGTCACTTATGAACAGACTTAAGTGGCTTAATTATGCATTTGGTAGAGCATATAAGCTTGTAGAACATAGGCCAGATGGTAATAAGTTTATATATCCTGCAATGTATAATGGCAACGGAGAATATGTGTCGCTTTTACCAAATGATAACTTTGGCAATTTTTCATGGTTTGATATTTATGACCCACAAAAGATTACTGAAGTAGTTCAATCATTGCCACAATACACTTTCAGCGGGGCTATTATATTCTGGTATGACCTTAGTAGCATTTATGAAGATGAAACTGTTATGCATACAGAAGAAGTAAAAGATGAAATTATGCGAGTATTAACTACTCCGGGTCTTATTACTACGACTGGTAAGCTTGTTATAAATGACATATGTGAGCGCTTTGAAAATATATACAAAGGCTATTCAATAGAGAAAATCTATAATAACTATACTTATAAAGGAGAAGGTATACAAGATATTGATAAACAATTCTTCATGTACCCTTATGCAGGAATACGAATTGAATTTACTTTAACAACTAGAGAATTATGTCAACGGTATATTTTATAACAATGCTTTCGGCTTTAATATATATAGCCTTAGTAGCAGCATTTGCTATTTTGCTAATTGGAAAACTCGGTGTGCGCGATGAGATAATTATCAGAGCTCCTAAGCTTATTTCTCAATTATTCGATTGTGACTTTTGCTTAAGCTTTTGGACGTCGCTTATTCTCGCTATCATTCTCGCTATTTTCTTTAATGAGATGAGTATTATACTTATTCCTATTATATCAACCCCTATAACGCGAATTTTAATATGAAAAACCTGATAGTAAATAAAAAAGTCGTACGGGTATATGACAGCATAGATGAAATGCCTATTGTAAATTTTCAGAAGTACAATAAGTATTTGCTTATAGACTCTGGAATTGGCTCAGATACAGATGATATTGATGCTCATATAACTCGTGTTGCTAAATTCATTAAAAGCAATAATGCCAAAAAAGCTTTGCAAGAACTGCAAAACATGAGGCAAAATATGTATATGGTGAACAACGAAATTTCACCAAGGTATTTAGCTTTTGCAGCTCTTATCCACAGCATAGACGGTGAAGAAGTTAATGATTTGTCAGACGATGGACTTAAAAACATATTGGCCAGGCTTAAAGAAATAAAGCATTCAAAGGTTATAGACTTTTTGACTTGGCTTAAAAAAAAAGTAACCACTGAACTTGAAATGTACTTTCCAGGAGATTTTGTAAATCCAAAGGAAAAAGATGCATACGATAAGTTAAAGCAAAGAACACTTCTTGTGTTGGACTCTATGATAAATGACACAGATAACTCTGAACAGATAGAAACCATAGATATGATAATGCTTAATATGCATTCTCCAAAATCATACATAGGAAGTGAGTCTGTTGAAATAAAATATGATAAGCAGTTTGAAAGTACTTGCCTTTTGATAGCTCAAAAAACAAGTATGGATGCTAAAAAGATGGCAGTACTTCAATTCTATAATGCTGTTGACAATATAAAACAGCAATTAGAAGCAGAAAGCAAGAGTGTTAAACGGCATAAAAGGAAATAATTATGGCTGAAGACGATAAGATAAAATATAGCGATATAATTGAGCCGGATGACTCGATTGAAAAGCTTGTCAAGCAACTTGGCGAGCTCAATCAGTCATACGAGACAATGGTAAATGCTATCAGGGCAGGTGCAGATAGGATTGTGCATTCTCTTAAATCTGCTAGTGGAGCTACAAGTGAAGGGCGTAAAGCTATTGATGAAGCAACAGCATCTACGTCAAGACTTGAAAGAGCTCAGAATGAGCTTAAATTAGCTTTATCTGATACAGGTAAACAGATTGCTTGGCTTAAAGCACAAACTTCAGATGCTAATAGAGCAACTGTAGAACAGCAGCGTTATATCCAGCAAGCTATATCTTCTTATGACCGTCTTAAGTCTGACCTAAAGCAAACAGTTGAGCTATATAAGTCTTTAACTGCGGCTGAAAGAGCAGATAGCGAAATGGGGCAACAGCTACTCAATGATATTCTTAATTTGAAAAATCAGATTAAGGCCCTTGATGACCAAATGAAGCCTCATATCCAAACTCTGTCTGAAGTAGAAAAGGCAGAGCAAAGATTAGCTTATTTACAGTCAGATGAAGGTAAAAGATTACTTGAATTGAAAGCTAAGATTGCTGAGCTTACTTCTGCTAGAAAACAGCAGAAAGCTACAGTAGACCCATTAGCTCAGGCTCAAGAGAAACTTGCCTATGCTCAGTCAGAAGAAAATCAGCAGCTTAAACTTTATTCAACTCAAATACGAGAAGCAAATCAGATTGCTCAATTACAGGCTACAATTGCTAATTCTGCAGAAGGTTCTTATAATAGACTTTCAGCTCAATATGCATTAAATAAAATACGACTTAATCAGATGTCTGCAGCTGAGAGAGAAGCTGCTGACTCTGGTAAAAAGCTTGAAGCTGAAACAAATGCAATTTATCAGCAGATGATAAAATTGCAAGAAGCAACAGGTAATTATAGATTGTCTGTAGGCCATTACCAAAAAACATGGGATGGCTTAGGTATTTCTATTTCTCAAGTAGTACGAGAATTACCTGCTGCAGCTGCATCGCTTAATACATTCTTCTTAGGTATATCGAATAATATACCTATGGTAGTCGATGAAATTAACAGATTACGCGCTCAGAATAAACTTTTACAAGCAGAAGGTAAAGCAACTGTAAACGTAACAGGCTCAATAGTTAAAGCTTTGTTTAGCTGGAATACTGTACTTGTTATATTGCTTACTGTATTTTCCATGTTTGGCAAACAGATTATAACATGGGTTGGTAATCTTTTCAAAGCAAAAAACGCTGTTATATCTACAACTGAGGCTCTTAATAATATAGCTAAAGAACTTGAAGATACTAATGGCAGCTACGGCAATAACATTGTAAAGCTAAAGCAATTACAGCAGGAATGGAAAAATCTTGAAACTACTGCTAAAAAAGACCAGTGGATTAAAGACAACAAATCTAATTTTGACAAGCTTGGAGTATCTGTTAATAATGTAACAGATGCTGAAAATGTATTTGTAGATAATACTGAAGCTGTAATCAATGCTCTTAAATTAAGAGCTAAAGCCGCCGCTGCTCAAAAATTAGCCACAGATAAATATGAAAAAGCTTTAATTGCTAGAAATAAAGCAGAAACAGAAGCAGGTAAAGGTCCATCAGGTTGGGATAAATTCAAAAACTGGTGGGTACAATCTAGTTTACGAGCTACTGATGAATTTGGCGTAGGACCATCTGCAGCTAATTTACAGGTAGCTGACCAAGTATCTGCAGAAGATTTTAGACAACAGAGAATTAAAGACCTCAATGATGAAGCAAATGCTGCAGAGAAAACAGGAGATGCATATTTTGATTTAGCGGCTGGATATGAAAAAGCTGCTAAAGCCCAACTTGAAGCTGCTGGCATAGAAGGAAAGCATAAGAAGACACGCGCAAGAGAACCGCGTGATTTAACTCGTACTATAAACCAGAATGATATAAAAATACAAAGAGAATACGAGGAAAGTGTAACTGAATTACTTAAAGATGAATATGCTAAAAGGCGTAAAGCCGCAGCTGACCAGGTCCAGGATGAAAATAACAAGCTTCGTGAGATGTATCGTCTTAATGAAGAATATGTTAAAAATGTAGATGGAAAATATAAAAAGCTTACTGAAGACCAGAAGAAACAAATTGATAGGCAGCAAGAGCTTATAACTAAGACTATTGCTAATAATTTACGAGCATTAGACCTTCAATTACAACAAATTCAGAATGAGCAAAAAGTTGCTTCTTTGCAGACGCAGCGTAATACTATAAATCCTACTGACACTAGCGCAGCAACTGAAGCAGCTCAAAATCAAGAGTCTACTGTAACTACCAATGTAGTAGTTACACGCGACGCTTCTCAGATGGAAGCCTCATTAGTAGAAGAGCGCAAACTCATGGAAGAAAATCTTGATTTGGAATATGCCTTGATACTTGATACTAATAAGAGATTATTAGAGGCAGGAGATGACCAAGCTCGTTCTGAAGAAGAAATACTTATTGAGCTCAACAAGAAAAAACTTGAGCTGTGGAGTGAGTATGACCAGAAAATCTTAGATGCAAGAGAGCGCGATATTGAAAATCAGCTTGAGCTTGTTAAAAAAGGCAGTGAAGATGAACTTAATCTGCTACTTCAGCAAAATGAAGTACGTAGACAATTAGCTTTAGCACAAAATGCTGCTAAACCCGCAGAACAGCAAGTAAGTACATCTGTAATAAATGCACAGTTTGATAAGTCTGCAGCTCAAACTAAAGGGTCATTCCAAATGACCAGCTTTGATGAACAACAAGCTCTTGACGAGGCTGTATTTAATGAAGTTAAACGCAGTGAAACTGAGATAACTCGATTTAAGCTTGAACAAGAAAAAGCTAGATGGCAAGAACAAATACGCTTAGCAGAAGCTGGTGGATTAGATTGGAGTCAAGCTCAGATTGATGCTGCTAAAGCCACTGTTAAAGGCATCGACCGTGAATTATCAGAGCTTGATGACTTTATTAAAAACATCGGCAAAAAAGGTTTAGGCGGTACTTTGCTTGAGAAACTTGGCTTTGATGATGACCAGATTGATGCCCTAAAAGATGCTGTAAATATAGTAATAGAACAGCTTCAATCCATTATGGATGCCGAAGTTGAATTAGCTGAACAGGCTGTAGAAGCAGCTGAAGCTCGAGTAGAGGCCGCACAAAAAGCTTATGATGCCGAGGTTGAGGCTCGCAATAATGGCTATGCTAATAACGTAGCTACTGCTAAAAAAGAATTAGAGCAAGAAAAGAAAAATCAGCAAGAAAAACAAAAAATGCTGCAGGCAGCCCAAAAACGTCAAGAAGCATTAAATACTGTTATTCAGGCATCTTCGCTTATCACTGCATCTGCTAATCTGTGGAGTTCATTCTCTTCAATTCCTATTGTTGGCCCAGCTCTTGCATTAGCTGCTATTGCCACGATGTGGACTTCATTTGCAGTAGCCAAAATTAAAGCTAAACAAGTAACAGCAAGCCAATCTGATGAATATGGAGAAGGAGGTCTTGAGTTCTTGGAAGGAGGCTCTCATGCATCAGGTGATGATATTGATTTGGGTGTAAGGAATAAGAAGAAGCATAGAATGAGAGCTGAAGGTGGAGAAGCACTTGCTATTATAAGTAAGAAGCGAACTAGGAAATACAAAAAGATACTTCCAGATGTTATTGATAGCCTAAATAAAGGAACATTTGAAGATAAATATCTTAATGCATTTGCTAGTTCAGATGGCCTAAGTATTTCTCTTAATTCCAATGGAAATATGGACCTCTCAAAAATAGAGGATGACGTGAGAAGTATTAGGAAACAAAGTGAGACTAAATACTATGCATTGTCTAATGGTGCAGTAGTTATTCAGCATAAAAATGTTAAACGAATTATAAAGAATTAAAGATATGATACCTCCAAAATATAAATTTTACATATCGAAGAATGGCGGTGATAAAGTAGAAGTAAATCCACATTATAAAGAGCTTAATAAAAAATATGCTAAAGAAAGTGGGCAAGAATTTTTCCGTATTTCACTTGATGGAAAAATAAAACTATTTGGCAATGACTACGAGATTGTACATAACTCAAGCCTAGAGGACCACATGATATTTACTATAGATAAATATAATAGGACTTCTGGCAAATGGGTGGAATATTATAAAGGCAAATTTAATAAAACAGATTGCAAACTTGATTATGAAAAAAAGTCATGTGAACTTAAAACAACAGCCTTTGATGAATATAATGATGTGGTTAACAAGTATGAAAATACTTATGACCTTATAAAACTTGCTCCAGCTATATCGAGAATAAACCTGTATAAACGCTCTTTAATGCAGGTTTATGTTAGAGGTTCTAATTCAATATCTAATTTTTTCGGAGGTATATACTGGGAAAGTGATGTAAATGAAGCAATTGACAATCACAACGACTTGATAAACAAATATTATTTTTCTTATATAAAAGCAGGAAATGAGTTTTATATAAGAAATGCTAGTATTTCTGATGTTAATGGAGTATATGCTGGAACAAACGGATATTGGAGTAAATGGAATCCAGGCTACACGTGCAAAATGGAATTAGTAGATGAAAGCTCTACGCCGTATAGAGTACGGTTATATAGAAATTCAGATAACTTGCTGCTATATCAGTCAGAAAAGAAATGGGATGTTAGTGACCCTGACAATAAATACATATTGCGCAATGATGTTAAAATGGTAAATGTAAATAATCCAGACGATACGTTTATTATAGAAAGTCCTTTCGTATATCATATCTATAGACGCCTGCTTTGCGATGTAGATTCTGTAGAAGACTCTGAAGGTATAAAGAACACATACGATTTGCCATCTGATGACTTTGTCACAGATAATAGGAATTATAAGAAGTGTATTGGGCTAACAGGCGGAATGTTTTTCTGTACTTCTAGAGCAGTAGATAAGCCTACAAGATATGGTTTGAATGACTATGGTCAGTATTTCACTAATGAGTTTATTCCTAGTAATGCTGGTATAGGCAGGCCTTTACCTATTAGTAGAAATTCTTGGGCTAATGCTTCATTGTGGTATGTATATGATAGCTATTATTCTTTATTTGAGCAGAGATTAAGAAAGCAATATACTCTTAGGGATAGTTATTCTATAGCAGCAGCAATAAAGGCTTTACTTAAAGAAATAGACCCTACTCTTCAGCATGAAGCAACTGCTGAATATAGTCGCTTTTTGTATGATACAACCGTACCAATGTCGATGGCAAGATTTTATGTACACATAACACAAAAAACAAATATACTTAAAGGTGAATATGACCAGCCCGCTCAAAAGGCAGAAGTATCACTAGAAGATGTAATGAAAATGCTTCGTGACTGTTTTAGATGTTATTGGTATATAGAAGATAACAAGTTTAAGATTGAGCATATAAGTTTCTTTATGAGAGGAGGCTCATATTCTTATAATACAAATATTCAGCTTGATTTTACTAAGCTTGTAGACCAATTTAACAAAAAGCTATCATCATATTTTCAATCAGAAGTAGAATATGATAAAACAGACCTAAATCAGCGATACGAATTTGGTTGGATGGACGATGTAACCGATTTGTTTGGTGGAGTAACTATAGATGTTAAATCTAACTACGTGCAAAAGGATAAAACAGAAGAAATAAATATAAGCCAGTTTTCATCCGATGTAGATTACATGCTATTTAATCCATCTAATTTCTCAGACGATGGCTTTGCACTATTATGCCCAATTAAAAACGGTTCCTCTTTAGAATTGCCCATAATTGAAACACAGTTGATAGATGAAAACGGTGATACATATAATGCTGTAATTCAGAATTTCTATGCAGCTTGGGCATATCTTGTGCGCTTTTATATGTATGATATGCCTGCATCAAATCTTGACTGTAATGTGCTTGGAGATTTATATGCGAATGGCATAAAAATGTGCATGAAGCATACTATAGAGTTTCCTATAGAAGAAGATTTGAATGAACTTGAGCTAATTAAAACCACTATAGGGAATGGCAAAATAGATGAGATTTCTGTCAATGTAAATACTCGTCATGCTAAAGTAAGATTACTTTATGTGCCTCAATAAAATTGTGTGTTAAAAATTATTAAGAAATTTTCTTATATAGATTTTTATTTGTAAATTAGCAACATGAAGTTAGTGAATAATAACATATCGCCATTGCCTTTTTACGATAATCTTGCACTGCAAAATCACCGTAAAGATTATGCTTTTGGCCAGGTTTATCCGCTAATAACCTATAAGAATATGTTATTGCCATTTCAAGCAGTTCTTAGAAGTGGAACATCTGTAGGCTGGGTTAGGCTTTATAACTTTAACACTGGCAAGTATACAGACATAACGGCAAGCATGAAAGAAAATGGCCTGACTATCAAGTCATATACTGGCTTCAAGCTTCTTAAATATCCTGGTACTCTTCCTGTCATAGGAATTGTGCATGAAGGCCAATATTATTTGGCAATATCTATATCTGGTTTAGGAACTATATATTCTGATATTTTTACAGTATGCAATAAAGTAGATGATTATCTGCTTATAGAGTATAGTAATTCTTATAACTTCGAACTTAAAAACGGTATTGTCGATTTTTCTGACAACTTTAAGTTTAAGTGTTACCTAAATACTCAGGTTGGTAAACCAGAATACGACTTTGAAGAAGAAGCCACAGAGCGAATGGGTTATACTTTTATTGAAAGCCAGGTAAGTAAAAAAATATATAAGTTTACATTCTTAGCCCCAGAATATCTATGCGATGCATTAAGAATTGTAAGATTATGTGAGAATAAAAAGATAACAAGCAAACTCCAAGTCTATGATTTGACTACGTTTAGCATGGAGCCAGAATGGGAAGACCAAGGAGATTTAGCTGCAGTTGAATGTGAATTTGAAACTGATACAGTTATAGCTAATATAGGAGGTTATGAGCCTGAATTACTTGGCGGAGATTTTAATAATGATTATAATAATGATTACGATAAAGAATAAGATTTATGGCGAATTGGTCAGTATTAAAAGCTGCAATTGCAGAAGTTATAAAGGCTAATAGTAATCAAGAGATTACTGGGCAAGTATTACAGAATGTACTTAATAATATAGTAAGTTCTATAGGGGAAAATGCTACATTTGCAGGAATTGCAACGCCTGAAACAAATCCGGGAACGCCCGACCAAAATGTTTTTTATATTGCGTCTAGTGATGGAATATATTCTAATTTTAATGGAATTACATTAAAAGGGGAAGTTGTTATATTATCAAATAAAAATGGTAATTGGGATAAATATAATTCGGGCATTATTACAATGGAAAAAGCTATTAACATAGAAGTAAGACAAATAGTAAAAGAATTATATTGTGATAAACAATTCCTAATATAACTAAAGTTGAATATTTAAGATTGTTCAACGGTTCTCAGTTTAAACAAATATTTCTAAAGAATGCAGAAAGAAATGATATTGATGCTATTTCGTTAACACTAGATGGGACAATACCTAGAGGTTTGTATAAAGGTTCAAATTCTAAAATTATATATTATATAGATAATTGGGATTTGTTAGCAGATGGAGAAACATTAGTTAAATATAATTTAGGAGAAACCAATTTTGATATTGAAGCAAATCCGAATATTAAAAATACTTTATCAAAATCTAATTACGCAACTAACAATGATATAATTAATACAATAATTCCAGAAATATATTTGTATGAAAAAAAAGAAGTAAATAAAATATTGTTGAAAGTTTTAGACAATAAGGAAACTATACAAGTATTTTTATATTATAATGATGATTTAATAGGTAGTGTTGGATATTACAATTCGGAAATACCTCCTAAAGTAATTAAAATATCCGATAGTAGTAATAATGAAGTAGGGAAAATTGCATTAAATTATAATGGATTGAAAAATTATGTAGACGGTACGTATACATTTAATGTTGTTTTTGATGATGATTTTGCAAGTAATATACTTAATTTCCCTATTATATCATCATTGTATCCTAGTTTAAATCCCGAAATAAAGCCGCTTTTAATAGAAAATCCGGCTTTATATACTGAGGTTTCATCTGACCCAATTATAAATGCTGTTATACCCGAAATGATATTATCTGATAATATAGATTATAATTTGGTGAAAAGAATAAGAATGGTAAACGGTTCTCAGTTTAAACAAATATTCCTACAAAATGAAGATGGAAGTATTAATTATGATGCAAAAAGTATTGTAACAGATGGTAGTATACCCAAAGGAGTATATTATGGTGAAAATTTAGGGGTAATATATCTAATAAATGATTGGGATAAATTACCCGAAGATGTATCTATTTATAATGTTGCATTGTCAAAAAAAGTAACTAGCATAAACTATAATTCAAATCTAAAGGAACTTTTATATTATGAAAACGTTCCGTCTGAT